CTATAGGGGAACAATATGCTCACGCTTGGCCTTCATCCGCTCGGCTGGAATAGTCCAGAGCTTTGCATCGAGATCGATCTCAGCCCAACGTGCACCGGAGGCCTCAGAGGGGCGCACGAGGGTCAAAAGTTGCCATTCAATCAGACAGCGAGTCGAAACAGAGAGATTCGACATCACCAGAGAACGCATTAGCTTTGGTAATTCTTCTGGTCGTAGTGTCGGCATGTTTTGTTTTTTGGGTTTCTCAAAGGCCATTCCAACACCTGATGCTGGATTGGCATCAATCAGACCAGTGTTTACGGCATAAATCATTATCTCGTTAATGCTATGCACCAGCCGACGTACAGTCTCAAGCGCCCCACGAGCTTTGATTGGCTCAAGAGCTTCAACCAGTGTCCGGGCTTTGATTTGCTGAACGGGGATCTCACCGATGGCAGGGAATACATCTTTCTCCAGTGAGCGCCAAATGTCTTTTGCGTAATCAGGGGTAACGCTTTTGCTTTTGAGTTGGAACCAGTTAGCGGCAACTGTCGAAAAAATACTGTCCAGAGCGATTTGCTGCTCTTCCTCTGCAACTTCAGCTTGAACTTGAGGGTCGATGCCATTAGCTAACAAGGCAAGGTAATCCGCTCTTAACCCTCGGGCATCTGCAAGTGATAGGGCGGGGAAGGCTCCGAGCCCCATCATTGTCCGCTGCTTTGTTGCCGGACGTTGATAACGGAAACGCCAGAGTTTTTTGCCACTGGTTTTCACTATCAGGAAAAGCCCGTCGCCATCATGCAGCGTTAGATCCTTCTCTAGCGCTTTAGCACGCAGAACTTCGGTGTTGGTCAGGTGGCGTGTTGTCCGTGCCACTGTGGCCGCTCCTTCATGAATTGGTATGAGCTTTAGGTATACATCCTACCGTTTACCTAAACGTATACCAATAATCACCGGATTTAGCCGGATGTTCTCGGACAATGATAAATACAAAAAAGCCCGCAGGGCTTGCGCCGTGCGGGCTTTCAGGACTTCATCAGTCGACTCTGGTAATCACCGATGGAGAATTTTGGTGGAGCTGGCGGGAGTTGAACCCGCGTCCGAAATTTCTACATTCTTAATGTGCTACTGGTAAATCAATATATTACGTTATTTATCAATTGTATATATGACAACGGTTAACAGTCATTTTCACTCGTTAAAACAGTCCGTGGACAAAACATGGATCATTTGGGCAGGTTTGCCAGCGGATTTTTAGTCACTGCGTCCTCTAAGTGGGTTGGCGCAAAGTGAGCATAAATCATGGTCATTTTTATATCAGAGTGGCCTAGTATTTCTTTCAAGACGAGTATGTTTCCACCGTTCATCATAAAGTGACTGGCGAAAGTGTGGCGCAAGACATGCGTGCATTGCCCTTCAGGTAGCTCTATTCCAGCCTTTGCAACAATCCGTTCAAAAGTTTTTCTACACGGTGTAAACATACGCCCGCGTTTTTTGGGTATTTCATCATAGAGTTCTTTTGAGATGGGAACTGAGCGAACCTTTCCGCTCTTTGTATTTTTGTATGTTATCCGGTATGGCGTTACCTGCGCCCCTTCAAGATTTTCTGCCTCACTCCATCTTGCCCCAGTTGCCAGGCAGATTTTTGAGATAATGAGGACGCTAGAACTATTAGAATCAGCCAAGTGTTCCAAAAGGTTTTGTATTTCTTGGGGGTATAGAAAAGAAACCATCTTTTCATCAACTTTGAATGTAGGTATGCCAGCCACCGGGTTTGGTAAATGCCAGTGCCCTAATTTTTTCAAAGTGCCAAAAACAGCCGATAGGTTTCTCTGTTCATGGTTGACAGTTTGAGGCTGAATTGGCATACAGCGCCCGTTAACATCAGGTATCACCCCTTCAAGTCTACCTTCACGGTAGGCACTAAAATCAGCAGCTGTGATGCTTGAAGCAACTGGATTGCCCATCCCGGTGCAAATGCCCTTCAATTTAGACATCATCCGATCAGAATCGGACAAAGTTCTGCCATATAACGCATACCATTGTTCAATAAGGTCAGATAACCGCCTATTGTCCTGCTTTTCACCTAGCCACGGTTTATCTTCTAGTTCATTAGAAATGAACTTTTCATAGGCAAGGGCTTCCCCTTTTGTCACAAATTTCTTGCGTATGCGTTTCCCTTTCGCGCCGTTCGGACGCAGATCACAAATCCATTCTCCATCTGGTGTCTTTCTTACCGTCATTAGTCATTAACCAAATAAGTCGCAACAACTTTTCCTAAGAGCACTACATCAGAAATGTTGCAATCTACAGGATATTTACCCCAATCAACTCGAAGTTTGTTCCCCGGCAGCAATGTCAACTCTTTGATGCTTTTAGTGCCGGAATACTCAATCAAATACTTACCGTCAGAAGCTTGATGTGAGTAAACGTCTACAAAGTAGGTAACTTTGTCATCTGTGATTATTTGTAGTTCGCCCGAAAAGCTGGGTAGAACGGCTTTGTCGTAAATGAAAGATGATTGTCTAATTAATTCATTGTTGGCAATTTTGAATGCGGGAATTCTCAAGGTATCGCTGGCCAGATGATCGAATGTGGCTCCCTCTCCTGTAGTAAGCCAGTAGATAGATGCACCAGTCTCTAATGCGCATCTTAAAACCAGATCGGAAGGAAAGTTATCTCTCATTATCCTAGTGCCTAACGCACTAGGTGACATGTCCAAGTAGTGAGCTAATTGCAGCCTAGAAGTAAAGCCGTAAACCTCACAGATCCTCGCGACAGCTTCTCTCGCACCTGTTTTGATATTGTATTTTTGCATCTTTGTAGTTCTTAATGGTTGACAAACTACAAACGAATACATAGCATCCATGATGTTCGTTTGTAGTTCATTGTTGTGATTGATAGTAGTTCGTTGTTAACCATTGCCACCATCTGCAAATGGTGGTTACTTCAAAGTGAGATTTTGCCTTATGAAAACTACCTCCGCAACCTATACAGAGAATCGTTGGATACCTATCAAAACATTCAGCGAACGTGTAGGCATTAAATTACGTACTGCACGCTACTGGGTTCACTCAGGAAAAGTAAAAATCAAGCCAAAAACAAAAGTTAAAGAACACGTATATGTAGATTGGTACGCATGGAATGCTGACCATTAGTAGTTATTTTTCCAATTCATTATGTTCATTTTGTATATGGCTTGGGGTATGAACAATGTTTGATTATCAGACTTCTAAACATGCTCACTTTGATGCAGCTTGCCGAGCGTTTGCTCTGGCGCACAATCTGGAAGATGTGGCCGCTGCCGTTGGTATGCGTCCGCAGATCCTGCGCAATAAGTTGAACCCGGTTCAACCGCACCGCCTGACTTGCGATGAGCTTCTGGCTATCACCGATTACACCGAAGATGCGCGCTTACTGGATGGGATGCTGGGGCAGATTAATTGCCTCCCGTCCGTTCCTGTCAATAACGCCACTGAAGCCAACATGCAGTTTTGCGCGTTGAGTGCCACAGCCAATGTGGGTGCGATCGCTGGGGAAGCAGTATCAACTGAGCACATGACCGCAGCACGCCGCACACAAATTCTTGATCGTGCCCGTGATGCAATCCGTTCCCTTTCCGTTCTGGCTTACACCGTAGAAAGCCGCCTCCAGTCTGCGCCGGTTCTTGCTGCTGCCGTCGATATCGTGACTACCAGCGCCAGCGGCATGATGTGAGGGATAACTATGAAAGCTTTCGTTACTTATCTGAAAAAAGAATCTCCGGCTATGCAGCTGGCCAGCGGTTCGACGGGTTGGCTTGAACTGCCAGACGGTCAGCGCTGGAACCCTGGTCACCAATACAAATTTAACGCCTGTGTGCATCGCCGTCCGTTTTGGTCGCGTTTGTTCGGGGTTATCAGGGGGAGCTATGGCCATAAACGTTGAGCAACAAAAGCGCGGAATTGCGCAGCTGAAAAATATCCGCCGTAAATACTGGAGTGACAGAAGCGAAGCGGCGGACTGGTGGGACAAGTTAACGCCTGAATGGCGCGGGGTTGTTTTACACGCGGCGGCGGTTGCTTCCGGTTTGGACGTTTTCAAAGCGCATCTGTGTAAGTGCTGCTGGTCGGAGTTATTCGAACGCCTGGACTATCGGGCGATGATTCAGCTGCGTTTGGGAATATCCCGTGCGCGTCTGACGTTTGAAGGTTTCGGCAGTTTGTGCGACAGCGATTTTTCAAAGCGTAGCGCAAACCGCCAGGTAAAGAAGGTTCACCAGATCCACAGCAGTAATGGCGTGCAGATGATTATCGCGCCTCATATCGTCCATAAGATGCAGCAGCAGGAGAATCACTAATGTCCGTTATATCTGTAAACGCCAAAGAACTGGGGCAAGAGCTGGCGGCGTGGGGTGTGCCACATAATTACGCCATTCTCTTTCTGGAGAAAAGCACCGTTAAAAATGACCGCGTGGCCTTACATCCGTTCTTCTTCAATGATACTGAGCACATGACAAGCCAGCGTCATTGGCTGGCTGTGAATGCTGCTTACTGGAGCTGTGTTTATCGTGAAGCGGAAAGCCAGTACCAGCAGGTTGAAGCGCTGGCTGGTATTCGTTCCATGTATTACATCGCCGGGGCATTGGGCGCTGGCGAAATCAAAGCGCTGATCCAGGAATGGTGGCGCAATACCTACGAGCTGCACAAAGTACCCGCGCCGAGCCACTCAGCCGCGCCCGTTACCGCCTCTTTCCACTAATTAACTGCCTGAATTTTTGGCCATCCCTACGGTGGCCGGGGATTCTTTTGCCTTAAGGAAACCAAAATGCACATGAATCGTCAGAATTTACCAGCTACAGAATCAGGTATTGACCTGATGGCAATGCTTATTAAGGCCACGCAGGAGGGGAAGGTTGCAGCGGCTGATCTGTGTTCCACCCGTTTGGATAAGCTGGCCACCTATGCCGCCATTGAAGGGCTAAGCGCTGCCGAAATCGTGGAGCTGATCCGTGAAGAGGCTGCGGCCATTTGCAGTAAAGGTGGTGCAGCATGGAATTAAATGCACGCAATCAGATGTTCGCGGCAATTTTAGGCGGGGTTGTCTCTGGCGCACGAGCCAAAGAGGGAGCCACCAGAAGTGAGTTAATACGCCATTGTTGGATAATGGCCGACCAGGCACTTTATTTTGCTGACAATCTGGAGACAGAGCAGCAGGTCGCTACGCGCTGGATTGAGAAAGGTTTCGTGATCGTTGATACCGAAACTACTGGGCTTGGAACCGATGCAGAGATTGTGGAAATCTCAATTGTCGACTGCGCCGGGAATATCCTGCTGGATACCCTGGTTAAGCCGTCAAAATCTATTCCAGCAGAAGCTACCGCGATTCATGGCATTACTGATGAGATGGTGGTTGATGCACCTTCCTGGGATGGAGTTCTGCCGCATGTGGTTGAGTTAACAAGTAAAGGTTGGGTTGCCTATAACGCGAGTTTTGATGCTCGTATGTTGCGGCAATCTGGGGGGGATTTTGCTCTGCATGAGGATATCCGTTCACCTGAATGTGTCATGCAACTTTATGCAAACTATAACGGCGAATGGGATGTGCGCCGCCGTAAGTGTCGCTGGAAAAGGCTTGTTGACGCAGCTGCTGCGTTAAAGGTGGATGCTGGAGATGGGGCTCCACATCGATCCCTTTATGACTGCAATTTAACGCTGGGTGTCATTCTGGCCATTGCAAATGGCGGTGCCAAATGACAGTCAAAACTCCTCTTAAATGGGTGGGCAGCAAAGTCCGCATTATGCCGCAGCTGATTGACCATTTGCCGGAAGGTAAGCGCCTGGTTGAGCCGTTCGCAGGTTCGTGCGCCGTCATGATGAATACTGATTATGACGAATACCTGATTGCTGACCTGAACCCGGATTTAGTCAATCTGTACAAGGTGATGGCCTACCACACAGACGCATTTCTCATGGAACTTGAAACCCTGTTTTCTGCCGGGGCGCTCGGTGAACAGGAGAGCCGCGCCATTTTTTATTATGCCGTCCGGGACGCGTTCAATTCCTCCGGTAAGGGGGTGGGATCTGAAAGCGTTGAAGCCGCTGCCCGTTTCATGTACCTGAACCGCCACTGCTTTAATGGGCTTTGCCGTTACAACCGCCGTGGCCAGTTCAATGTCCCATTCGGGAAGTACAATAAAAACTATTTCCCACTGAAAGAAGTCCGCGCATTTGCTGAGAAGGCAAAGCGTGCAACCTTCATTACAGCGCATTACTCCGAAACACTGGGGCTGGTTCGTGCCGGGGATGTGGTTTATTGCGATCCGCCATACCTGACGGAATCGGGAAATTTCACTTCATACACTGATACTGGCTTTTCTCACCTTGATCAGGGAAGGCTGGCGCGCAGGTTGCGCCGTCTGGCTCGCGCAGGAGTTGGTGTTGTTGCCTCAAATAGCGATCTGGAAATGGTGCGTTACCTCTATGCAGGTTTTAATTTTGTTCAAATCAATGCCCCGCGCGGTGTCGGTGCCGCAGCTGCAAGCCAGAAGAAAGCCGCAGAGCTAATCCTGAAATCACCGCTTGATTCAATTGCAAGGGCTTGCGCATGACGCTTGTTGCAAATGGTCAACATCACGCCGTCGATACCTGGCGGCGCGATACTTTTGCACCAGGAACGCCAGCTAATGCAACGATAACAGAGCGCCGCTTGTGGTCAGTTAACCCGCAGGATTATGAATGGCGCTCACAGTACCTTCATGAGATACCCGACTGGCTGGCCGGGTATTTTGGCAACCGTTACGAAAAGCTTTTTGCTGGTCGTGACGGCCGCCGCCGTGCCAATACATTCCTGCGCAAAACAATCGGCGGGAATGTATTGCCACGTCTGCGGAAAGTGGCCGCGCGTTATCAGCTGGCCGCTGATGTTAACGATCTCTCCTTCGGTAAATCATTGCAGCGTTTACCGTCACTTGACCGTACCGATCTCAAAAAGCTGTCTGGCCAGGTTTCCGGCTGGATGGCACAGATGTTTTATGACTTCACTGACCAGCTGAAGGGTAAGCCAAAAGACGAGAGAGAAATGCGCCAGCGCACGCTGGAGGCATACCGCAATCTTTGCTCGCTTTCCCTCATGCTGAACAACCAGCCGCCGTACTGGGCAGAGCACGAAGCGAATGAAGGCCAGCTGGAAACCAGAAAAGCGGAGTCCGGCATTTTGCGTTTAATGGCACCGGAATGGTGGTATCAGCGCCTGAAGCGTGCCCGTGATCTGCAACGTGAACATCTGGCAATTGCCGTTGGGCAGGTGCAGAAATCAGCCAGCGCCTATGTGTCACGTAAAACCCTGGGCGAATGGATAGACCAGAAGAAGCGCAATCTGGAGTTCTTCAAAAAGTTTGATCTGATGGATGAAGAGGGCAACCGCATTGCGCTGGACAGTATGGTGCATCGCAGCGTGGCAAACCCGGCAATCCGCCGCTGTGAACTGATGGTGCGTATGCGTGGATTTGAAGATATTGCCAATGAGCAGGGGCTGGCGGGAGAGTTCTACACAATTACTGCGCCGTCACGTTATCACGCGGTACACAGCAAAGGTGGCTTTGTTTCACAGTGGGACGGCGCGAGCCCACAGGACACGCAACGATATTTATGTAACGTCTGGGCGAAAGCACGTGCAGCAATATCTCGTGCTGGTATTCATGTTTTTGGTTTTCGTGTGGTGGAGCCTCACCACGATGGAACGCCTCACTGGCATATGTTGCTGTTTATGTGTCCGCATGACGTTGAAGCGGTGCGTGATATTCTTTGTTATCACGCCAGAATTGCGGATTCAGAAGAGCTGCAATCACCCAACGCGCTTAAAGCGCGTTTTCACGTTGAGCCTATTGATCCGGCTAAAGGGTCGGCCACGGGCTATATCGCTAAATACATATCTAAAAATATCGATGGCTTTGCGCTCGACGGCGAACAGGATGGCGAAACCGGGGAAAGCTTGCGTGATATGGCCAAATCCGTGTCAGCCTGGGCGTCCCGCTGGCGGATTCGCCAGTTTCAGCAAATTGGCGGTGCGCCAGTGACTGTCTGGCGGGAGTTGCGCCGCCTGGGCGATCAGCGCCTGACTGATAACAGAATGGATGCTGTGCTGGCTGCGGCCGATGTTGGGGACTGGGCTGCCTATACACAATTGCAGGGCGGGGCGCTGGTAGCGCGCCGTGATCTGGTTGTTCGTCTGGCTTATGAAATCACTGAGCAGGGCAACGAATACGCGGAAGATGTTCAGCGTGTGCAGGGTGTTTACTCGCCTTTAATTCCAGATTCTGAAGTGTGCACGCGTCTGGTGAAGTGGCAGAAGGTTGCGAAGTTGGCCGAAGCGCCAGCGGAGGCGGGTTTTGCCGTTGACCTTAATCACCCTTGGAGTTCTGTCAATAACTGTACGGAGGGGGGAACCCGGAGGCGGTTAAAGCTGGAACTGAACCAGCGAGGTTTTGCCGGAACGGATGAAGAAATCGACATTTTGAAGCGCGGCGGCGGCCTTAAATTTGGCAATTCAGCCCTGATTTACAGGGAGGGAAGGTTACAGGAAAAAACCAGTAGGCCGGAAGATGAACAGTGGCCAGGCTGGCAGTGATGTTTGTAAGTGCGTGATATGTAAAACGTAAATGACTAATTGCGAGAATTATCATTTCACAAATTGTACGTTTAGGTATACTGTGTTTATATACAGTTGTTTGCGTGGGAGGATACTGTGCAGGATTTATTTTTTGAAACCGTTGCCTTTCAACGGATCGCTTTAGTTGCAAAATTAATGGCAACCGCGGAATGTACTGAAGATGAAAAGGATGTGGCGTTGGCCTGGCTGGGAGAAATGACAAAGGAACTGGGGGGGAAGCTGGAACAGTATAAAAAAAACTACCCCCATAATGGGGGTAGTTTAGGAGGCGGAGGCATTCAGTAAATCCAGAGCTATTTGTTTCTGATCGGGTGATAAGTTTTGAAGTAGAGTCTTCACCAAAACATCACCCGTTTTAGCGCTGGGGCTAAGAGTGTGGGAAAACGTCAAATTCATAACAAAAGTATGCCCACACTCCACATCAGCACAGGCGCAGTAAATATCTGAAATCTTGCGGTGCTTCCGGTTGGTTTTACGTATTACAGCCTTTGAGCCGCACTCCGGGCATTCAATTTTCAGGACTCTCATATTCCACTCTCCAGCTGTCAAAGAATGCCTGGATTTTAGCCTTTTTTGTCTCATGCTGCATCCTTCTCCGTTGTTTCCATTGCAAAATTCAGATGCAAATGACGCGGGATTTCTGGATCATCACTGATGGCCATTGCCAGGCGGCGCCGAATGGGCAGAATTTCATTTTTTTTGTAGGTTCGTTCAACCTTCTCCGGGTCACCAAGCCCGGCAGTATTCTGCGGAACGATACCCGACAGCCCGGCCGGGAAACGGTGCGCGTTCAGAATGTCCTGGGCGCTGCTGTTCTTCACGCTCGCAAATTCATCTTTGGCAGAAATATCCCCCATCTCAATAAACTTGATGGCATCACCGTCACCGCCAGGAATGTTCACCAGGATGGTGGAAAAGTTGCCAATCCCCTTGCTGTCACGCAGCTGCTGTTCAATCTCTTCTTCCATTTCGTCCGTCATGCTGGGGTCACGGGTATACAAAATGCCGCCAGTGTGTGCGCCGTTGTGGTAGTAGCGGCGGCGAAAAATGACCGCTTCACTGTTCAGCAGGGCGGAGTGAACGCCGCCGATGTAATCCGGCAGACCATAGATGTGCTGCTGCGGGTCGTACATCTTGATAAAAATGATATCTTCAGGCGGGAACGCCAGCGGCTCACCTTCCTGCAAAACCACGTAATCCCCTGGCACAGTTTCTGCGTTTTCTGTTTCTTTTCGGCGGCGCAGGTAAAGCCCTGGCAAAGGCTGAAGCCCTATCACATCGCCCCAGCCGTTACGGATTTTAGCCACAGCAATATCCCCGAATGTCAGGTAATCAAAAACAGCGGCCTCCAGCTCGTCGAACGTCAGGCCACCGCCCAGATAGTCCGCCGTGACCATGTTCTTACGGGCGTGGATAATTCCGCCGTGCTGCCCGTTCAGGTTGATAAGCTGAGCCAGCGCCAGACGGTCAATCGGCTGCGTGTAGTGATTGGCGGCGTTGTCGTACCAGATTTCGCGGTAGTCCGTTCCGGTGGTCAGTACCGGTTCTGGTTTGCCAAAGCTGATGATGCTCATTTTCTTGGATTGGTTACCGCGCGGTTCGCGTTTCACAAAGCGTTTCTTTTTGCTCATGCTGCCTGTTTCCTTACACCCCAGCGGGATTTTGGTTTGTTTTCGTAGTTGAGTGGTTCGTTATGCAGGGCGTGGGTAATTGCCCAGAATGCCTCTGCGTGGCCAGTGTCCTGGCTGCGGTCTGCAACAAAGGTCATGGCGTTGCCGCTGTTCGTGGTAGTACGCCTCACAGACATAAAACTGGCAGGGATTTCCTTCAGGTTTTTGTCCCACTCGATACGCTGGCTTTCCACCACGTCCGCCGCTTTCAGTACCAGCTGGTTTTTGGTGTTCATGTCGTAGCGAATCGGGACAACCACACGCATGGCAAAGTGCTGGATGTTGTCAAACACCCCCTGGCCAATCCCCGTAACATCTACCCCCAGATAGGTGAAGTTGTACTGGTCGAACAGCTTTTCGATCTGCTTTGCCTGGTGGCGGAAGTTCATGCCCTTCCAGTAAATCACCTTCAGCACGCGGAATTTTTCCACGGCGAACATCGGCGGGGCGACAATGACAAAACACGACAAATCGCCGCTGCGTGCCGGGTCGAATCCACCCCACACAGGCCTGTCACCGAAAGGCCGTCTGGCGTCCGGGTCGTGATCCTGCCAGGTGTCCACTTCCACGCCGCACGCTTCCAGGTCGGCAAAGCTGAAAACAGAATCCTTGCTGTCCACAAACACGCACATATAAAGCATGTCGAATGTGGCGGTGTTGTAGCGGTTGCGCAGCTTCTCGATGTTGGCCAGGTTGAAGCCGCCAGCAATGGCATCTTCCATTGTGATGACATAGCGCCACTGGCCATCCGGGCAGAGCCGGCCGCCGTCCCGCATTTCATCAAATGAGGGAAATTTGATGGCCGCGCGTTTCTTGCTGCCCTGTTTCCACTCTTCACCTGTCCAGAACGGGTAAGCCTGGTGTGTTTTGGCTGATGGCGTGGAAAAGTAGGTGGTGCGCCATTTGTCATGTGTGGCCATCGCGCTGGCCACTTCATTCAGTTTTGCGAAGTTTGGAACCCAAAAATATTCGTCACAGTACAGATGGCCGCTGTATGACTGGGCGGTGTTTTTGTTGGTAGACAGGAAGCGCAGCTCTGCGCCGTTGCTTAAGCGGATCGGGTTCCCGGTCAGCGTGATACCGAAATACTGTTCTGCAATGTTGACGATGTAAGACCGGAATACCTCCGCCTGGGCTTTGGACGCGGACAGGAATATCTGGGGATCGCCCGTCATTACGGCATTTTCAAACGCCTCAAAGGCAAAGTACCAGGTTGCACCAATCTGGCGGCTTTTCAGGATGTTCCTGACCAGCTGGCCAATGTTGCGGCGCAGGTGTTTCTGATATTCGAAAAGATGTTCGTCTGCCCAGGAGTCAAAATCATCCTGAGTCAGTGACGAGATATCGTTTTTTTTGTACTTGCGTTTACCGCGGGGTTCGTCGTCGTTATCCCCTCGCGCAGCTGCTTGCCGTTCCCCCTGGCTGCTGGCCAGCTTCTCTTTATGCTTATTGCTCTGGGCACGCAGCTTTGTGGCGTGCGCAATAAGCAAATCCATTTCTTTTAAATCCAGATCGCTTTTATTGTCGCGCCCGGCTAACAGCTGGTAACGGCGTTCAATTGCCTCCTCTGTGCTTTCGAAACTGAGTAAATCAGCCCAGTTATGTTTTTCAGCCCAGTAGTAAACGATCCGCGCATTTGGCAGATTTAATTCTGACGCAATTTCTTTGGGCGTGTAACGGCGCAGATAAAGCGCACGAACAACGCCTTTTAATTCTTCTGAGTATTTAGCCATAGATTTAATTATGCCGTGGTGATTATAAAAAAACGGCGGGGTAAATTCGTTGTTGTTCGGTAATGGCTTATAACCGAACTGTTCAGAATAAAGCGTAATGCGGGGAAGAGGTTAATTAGCAATAATCAAATCCACAGCAAGGGAAACAGTTAATCGACAGAGGGGGAAATATGTGTCGCATTTAAAAACTGGCTGGCTGTGTGTTGCTACCGAAGGCGATACGGTTGACGGACGAGTGCTGGAACGGCAATGGATTATCGACATGGGGGAAACCTATGACCCGAAACATTACGCCGCCTTACTCTGGCCGGAACATGAGCGCTACGCCGGAAATTTCGGTGAGGTGCTTGAAGCAACGTGGCAGGACGGCGATGACGGGCTGGCGCGGCTGTATGTCAGTCTGTGCCCAAATAAGCGCCTCATCTATGCAAATGATGAAGGCCAGTTGCTTTATTTCTCCGTTGAGCCGGAACTGAACTGGCGAGGTGGGGATCGCACTTATCTGAAGGGGCTGGCCGTTACTGACCAACCCGCAAGCGTGGGAACAACACGGCTGCGCTTTAGTCGGCGCAAATTAAACAAACAGGGATATTACAGTTGTGTGATTTCCCGCAATGGCAAAATTACGCAGGAAGGGAAGATGAAAAACTGGCAGAAATTATTTGGTATTAAACCGAAGTTTGAAGATGAAAACCCGCAGGACGATCCGCCAGCTGATGATAAGTTGCAGGCGCTGGCCAGCGCACTGAACGATCTGGAAGCGCGAGTGGGTGTAATTGAAACCCAGTTAAGTTCCGTGCAGGATGATGTTGACACTATTTCCGAAGTAGTGGACACGGAAGAATTTGCGGCTATTCGTGACAATGCCAAAGAAATTGTTGGCCGCTTTAATGATTTGGGAAATAAGGGCAAGCGTCAACAACGTCAGGTGCAATCTAAGTCCGGTAAGTTCAATTACCTGTAATTAACCGCAGCACGAAAAAAGCACATTAATTTATTATCGCGTAATTGCGAGGGAGTCTTATGTTACTGAATAACCGTGCGCGGGAATTACTGGGTAAATATTCGGCAGGGATGGCGCAGCAGTTTAATACGCAAAATCCCGGTCGATATTTTGCCCTGAATGACCCGCAGGAAAACGCATTGCGCCTGGCGCTGCTGGAGTCCGTGGAGTTTCTGAGCTGGATCACCACGCTGGATGTTGACCAGCTGAGTGGTCAGGTGATTTCTGTCGGTGCATCAGCACTTCATACCGGGCGCAGTGAAAAAGGTCGTTTTGTCCGTCAGGTGGGTGTTGACGGTAATGACTATTCACTGGTTGAAACAGACAGTTGCGCCGCGTTGCGCTGGGATCTGCTTTCCGTCTGGGCGAACGCCGGGAAGGAAGAAAACGAGTTTTATAACCTGGTGCAGACCTTCAGCACCCAGGCATTTGCGATGGACATGCTGCGTGTTGGTTTTAACGGTAAATCCCGTGCCAAAACCACAGACCCTGACGCAAACCCGAACGGGGAAGATGTAAACATCGGCTGGCATGAGCGCATGAAAACCCTGCTGGATGGCAAGCAAATCATGACTGATCCCGTGGTGCTGGATGAGGCGGGTGATTACAAATCTCTGGATGCAATGGCCTCCGATCTGATTAACGCCAAAATCCCGGCACAGTTCCGCAATGACCCGCGCCTGGTGGTGCTGGTAGGTGCTGACCTGGTGGCTGCTGAACAGTACCGCCTTTTCCAGGCAGCTGACCGCCCAACGGAGAAAATCGCGGCGCAGATGCTGGGCAGCACCATTGCTGGCCGTCAGGCGATTATCCCGCCGTTCATGCCGGGTAAACGCATGGTGGTGACACCGCTTTCTAACCTGCACATCTACACCCAGCGCAACACGCGCCAGCGTAAAGCGCGATTTGAAGATGATCGCAAACAGTTCGAAAACAGCTATCTGCGTAATGAAGGTTACGCGGTTGAAGTGCCGGAGCTGTACGCGGCGATTGATGAAGATGCCGTGACAATCGGCAAACCGTCTGAGCCTGTGGAGGGCTAATCAATGTCACTTTCTCCCGCGCAACGTCATAACCAGCGCATTGCGATGGAACAGAGGCTGAAGCAAAGCCTGGCCGTTGGAACCACGGAAAGTATGCATCTGCTGATTAAGGCACTGGAAACGGACGTGGAGCAGTTGCGAAACCTGCCGTTGATTGCTGACCGTGTGGAGCATAAGCGCAATGTGCTGCTGCCGAAATGGGTTCCGACCGTGGACGCGTATCTGGCCAGCGGGCAAGTGTACGCGAATCCGGTTCTGGCCTGGTGCGTGATCTGGCTGTTTGACGTGAGCGATCTGGATAAGGCGCTGGACTGGGCGGATATCGCTATTAGCCAGCAACAGGCAACACCGGAACGTCTGCGCAGCAATTTCCCTACGTTCGTGGCCGATACGATGCTGGCCTGGGCGCAGGAGTCTGCGGGGCGCGGGGAAAGTATTGAGCCGTATTTCTCTCGTACGTTTGAGAACGTGGCAACCAAATGGCGGCTGCATGAGCAGGTGACGGCGAAGTGGTACAAGTTCGCCGGGTTGCAGCTGCTGCGCGGCGATGACGGACAGAAATCAGCGGCCAGCGTTGACGATATCGACACGCTGAAAAAGGCTGATGAGTTGCTGGCCATTGCCGAACAACATTATTCAAAAGCTGGCGTAAGCACCCAGCGGCAGACCATTGCCGCACGCATTCGCCGCCTGGAAAAGGAGCTTAAAGATGGCAACAGTAATCAAGTTTAAACATGAGCTGGGGCAGGTGGTGAAGGTCACTATCAGTGGTGAACAGGGGCACGTTAAAGCCCGCGCTGAATACACCAATTGCCGCAATCAGTACCTGATTCACTATCTGGCCGCTGATGGCCGCGCTGTGGATTCCTGGTTTGATGAAAACGAGCTGACACCCGTTCAGCCTTAAAGACTACCGCAAGCCAGGCGGGCGCGGTGGAGGGCAGAAACACACAGTGAAGCTGCGCCGTGGAAACCGGACAGCCCGCCTATTTTTTCGGGGGAGTCATGTTTAGTGGAAAGCCGCTTGATTATCAGGATGAGCCACTGAAAAACGAAGGATTCTGGCCAGACCTGAATCTGAAAGATTTTCAGGCACAGCGAGCTATCCCGGCCGATGTTGACGCGGACACTGTTGCCCAGGCGCTACTGGCGGCTGTGGCGGAAGTGAATGCAGAGCTGGAAAAAGTGGAAGCCACCTGGAAGGCGAAAGGTGTTCTGAGCGCAGGGGACGCGCCGGGGGCACGGATGGGGGACTTAAACACCCTCTGTGCGCAGTACATGAAGGCGGTTTTTGCCAGGGCAAAAGCGGACTTGTTGGGGGAGTTTGCCACCGTAGGGCGGCGTGATTCTCACCCTGGCCAGGAAAGCACGGAAACCCGCGCCGGGTTACTGGCGGAGGCGTCTGTTGTGATCCGCCGCATGAAGGGGCTGAAAAGGGCAACGGTGAAAAAAGTATGAGTCAGACACAGCTTGAAAACCTGACGGCATTTTTTACCAGCAATGTACCAGCCCGCGCAATGCAGTCGTTTACCAGCGTGGTGGATGAAATGGAGTTCGTATCGGCTGCAAAGGATATGGGGCTGGGGCAGTACCGCCAGGCGGTGATCCGTTATGACGCGGTACTGAGCTGGGAGCGTTTCCCGTATCGCCTGTGTCCGCCGCAGCTGCTTATGTCGCTGATGGCTGCCTGGCTCGATGAGGCAGACCGGGAGCTACTGGACGAAATCGGGGTAACTGAGGCCGATCCGCAGTGGGATGTGTCGGTGGCTGATGAGGAAACCTCCGATATTGTCCTGACGGTTCCAATGGCGGAAGAGCTGGTGATCCGGGAGGACGAAAAGGGGCTAATCCCCTGGCAGGGTAAGCGCTGGTCACTGGTTGAGCCGGAAATCTGGACGGCACTGACTGCCACCGTTTACGGCGTTGATGAATCCGGTGCGCCTGTGGGTGAACTGTCGTGATAGCCGGGGGCGAGCTTAACAAGCGCCAGCTGGCGGAGCTGAAAAAAGCACTGTCCAGCATGGAGCTGCCGCCCAAAAAACGGCAGCGGCTGCTGTGGCGAATGGCGAAATATGGCGTGATCGCCGCCGCCAAACGCAACGTGCGGAATCAGGAAGAGCCGGACGGGGGAGCCTGGGCGGGGCGTAAAACGAAGCGCAAAGGGAAGATGCTGCGCTATATGCCAAAACTGCTGCATATCCGGGAAATGCCAGAAATGCAGGCCGTGAGGATTTATTTGCAGGGCGGGGGTTACCGGAACGGGGAAACGCCTGTACCCGCTGGCACGGTGGGCTATTCACATCAAAACGGTATGCGTGTCCGGGTGAGCCGGGCAAGCCAGCCAGGGAAGGCGCAGCCGGGAAAGATGGCCACCGCTGCGCAGGGAAAGAAACTGCGTGCGCTGGGCTACCGGGTGCGACGCGGGAAGCGCTGGAAAAAGCCCACTATCCGGGAAATTACCAGTGAAATGCCATACGGACAGGCGGGTTTGCTGATTCGTAAGTTAAGCGGCAAGGCCGTGAAAACCAGCTGGACTATCGATCTCCCTTCCCGCGTATTTCTGGGGATGGGTGATGAGGACTTTAACAAGGCGCTGGCACGCCAGCTTCAGGCCATTGGCTTTGGCTGGGATGTAAATGCGCAGGATATCAGGGGGAGAACATGACCTGGCCAAATGTGACCGTGAATCAGGTAAATCAGCTACTGGGCGAAACCAATGAGGTGGAGCGTGCGGTGCTGTTTATCGGTACGGGAACCAAAAACACAGGCAAGACCCTGGCTGTAAACACCCAGAGTGATTTTGACGCTTTGCTGGGTGAGGGTGACAGTCAGTTAAAAAGTGATGTGCTGGCAGCAGTGTCAAATGCTGGCCAGAACTGGTGGGGGTTCGTCCATGTCCTTGCTGCTGACAGCGAGCCGGGTGCATGGGTTAAAGCGGCGCTGGCCGCGCAGGTGTCGTGCTCTGTGGAAGGTGTGGTGCTGAGCGATGATATCTCCACAAAGGCGGAAATTAACCAGGCTATTACGCTGCGTGCAGATCTGATCGCGAAGTATGGCCGCTGGGTGTGGTTCATTCTGGCCACGCAGGGAATGCAGGATGAAGAGGGGCAGGCTGACTACCTCGCCAGAATGTCCACGCTTCAGGCGGGTATCGCGGAAAAAGCGGTGCAGCTGGTTCCCCGCCTCTGGGGGCATGAGCCGGGTGTGCTTGCTGGTCGCCTGTGCAGTCGTGCTGTCACGATTGCTGACAGCCCGGCGCGAGTAAAAACGGGTGCGCTGATCAGCCTGGGCAGTGACGAGCTGCCGCTTGATGGCGCGGGGGAAGTGCTGGAGCTGGCAACGCTTCAGGCACTGGAGGCGCAGCGCTTTAGCGTGCCGATGTGGTATCCGGATTATGACGGCTTCTACTGGTCAGATGGCCGCACGCTGGACGTGGAAGGCGGTGATTATCAGTCCATCGAAACGCTGCGCGTGGCCGATAAAGCCGCACGCCGGGTGCGTCTGCTGGCCATCGGTAAAATCGCAGACCGTTCGCTTAACAGCACGCCTGGAAGCATTGCCGCGCACCAGACGCTGTTTGCCAGGCCGCTGCGTGAAATGTCCACCGCTGCAAGTATCAACGGTGTGTCATTCCCTGGTGAGGTGAAGCCGCCGCAGGACGGTGATGTGACTATCGTCTGGAAAAATAAAAAGGCCGTAGAGATTTACATTGTGGTGCGTACCTGGGAAGTGCCGCTGCAAATCACTATCAGCCTGTTACTGGATGCCAGCCTGGAGGCCGCCGCATGAGTAAGCGTATTTCGGGGATGTCGTTTGATTCTTATGTTGATGGCGATCTGATCCACATTGAGAAGATTTCTCTCGATATCACAGACAACAGCGCCGCCGCCCAGACCCGTGGTGTGCCGGATGGCCATGTTGATGGTGATGTGGCCGCTGAGGGGGAAATTGAAGTCAGTTCCAAAGTGCTGAGTGTGCTCACAGCAAAAGCGCGTTCAGCAGGTTCGTGGCGCGGTATTGACCCGGTTGATTTCCTTTTCTATGCCAAAGCGGGCAGTGAAGAGGTCAAGGTGGAAACGTTCGGCTGCAAGTTGCAACTGAGCAATCTGCTGGATATCGATCCGAAAGGCGGTAGCGTGGCCACCCACAAAATCAAATATTTTGTGACCAGTCCGAAGTTCGTAAACATTAACGGTGTTCCGTATCTGGAAGCGGAAGCCACGGAAAACCTGATCGGGTAAGGGGCAGGGATGCAGGAGTATGAAAAGGGGTTTATCGCGCTGGCGCTGATGGGGGCGCTGATTGCCCTGGGCAAAATGCTTAACAGCAATGAGCCGATCACGTTACGTCTGGTTTTGGGGCGCGTCATTGTCGGCAGCGCGTTATCGCTGGCCGCAGGCGTTGCCCTGTACTTTGTACCGGACATTCACCCGCTGGCGCTTGCCGGGATTGGTTCTGCACTGGGCATTCTGGGGCTGAACGGTGTTGAAGCCTGGCTGCGCAAAAAGGGGATTAATTTTCTGGGTAAGGGAGTGGGGAAATGACGTTAAGCGAGAAACAGCAGCTGTTTACCGTGATGGTGGCCAATCTGATCCACTGGTCTGAAGAGCATGGCTATCGCCTGACCTTTGGTGAAGCGTACCGCACGCCGGAACAGGCGGCACTGAACGCCAAAAAGGGCAGCGGTATCACCAACAGTCTGCACACGCAGCGTCTGGCCGTGGATTTTAACCTGTTTGTGAATGGCCAGTACAAAACCGACACGGCCGATTATCTCCCGCTGGGTGAATACTGGGAATCGCTGGGCGGTTCGTGGGGTGGGCGTTTCAAATCCCGCCCGGACGGCAATCACTTTAGCCTGGAACATAACGGGGTGCGCTGATGACAAACGGCCAGTGGCTTGTTGTGGTTGCGCTGGCGTTTGTCTGGGGCTGGCTGACCGCTGACTGGCGGCGTGACAGTCTGGAGCTGGCGATTAACTCCGCCGCGCAGGTTGCGGGTAACAAATCCCGCAAGGAAATGCTGGAGATTTCCAGCGAATCCGCCAGGAGCCTGGAAGATAAACTGGAGGCGCTGGAAAGTGGCAGACCGAAGGAAATCAGAACGGAAATTCTTAAGCCGGTATTCACTAACGTTTGCGTGTCTGATGAGTTTATCAGGATGTATAACGCAACCGTCGACAATACCGAGCGTACCCTTTCAGGAAAATCTGAAGCGAAAATGCCCAACGGAAAATCTTCCGCGCATTAAAGGTAATACCGGGGCGGATATTGCTGCCCCAGCTATTGAATATCAGGATTTATATTCTGTGTGTGCAGCACGTCATAACGCGCTGATTGACGAAATAAATAAACGAGAGAGTGTATTAAATGGAACAGAAAATTACTCTGGTAGTAACTGGTAAAGAAATTGTTTTCGCGCCTAACCAGACCGCTTATAACAAATTCATTAACGAAATGGCGATGGATAACAAAGTTGCCCCGGCGCATAACTATCTGACCCGTATTGTTGAGCTGGAAAGTAAGGACGCGCTGGCCGAGCTTTTAAAACGTCCGGGTGCGGCGTTGCAGCTGGCTGGCAAAGTAAACGAGATTTACGCGCCTGAGCTGGAAATTGAAGTAAAAAACTGACAAAGCGAGTCCGGGCAATAGAGAGAAACGGACTCGACCAGTATTTGATTTTACGCCGCCATTATTTACCCCACGGGGATGATTCCGTTGATGATATCGCTGCCGCTGTCTGGCTGGATAATCGTTTTTGGGAAAATATGCGTATTGCCACGGCAAATGGAATAAGCACTGCTTTTAAAGGCGCTGAATGAAACAGTTAGATTTTACATTAAGCCTGATCGATAAATTGTCGCGCCCGTTAAAACAGGTGCAGAACAACGTGACCGGCTTTGCGGATAAATCAAAAGCAGCGTTTATGCAGATTGGCGGCGGCGCACTGGCGCTGGCCGGAACGGGGATGGCCATCAAAAGCGCATTGTCTCCGGCCATTGAAATGTATGACGCGCTGAATGAGGCGGCCGCAAAAGGTATCGACGATTCAGCGCTGAAAACCGTTCAGCGGGATGCGCTGACATTCAGCACGACATACGGCGCAAGCGCGGTGGATTTTGTGAAATCCACGGAAGAAATTAACGCGTCCATTGCCGGGCTGACGGGGAGCGAACTCCCGAAAGTGACCAAAATCGCCAACGTCCTGGCGTTTGCCCTGAAATCCACCGCCGCAGATACGTCAGAATTTATGGGGCAGATGTTCGGAAACTTTTCCGCCGATGCCGCCCGCCTGGGCAAAGTGCAGTTTGCGGAGCAGTTGGCTGGCAAGATGGTTTACATGCGTAAGACGTTCGGCGCTGAGATGGCCACTATCAAAGACCTGATGGAAGGTGCGCGGGGTGTCGGGACAAACTACGGTGTCGGACTGGATGAGCAGCTGGCCGTACTGGGGCAACTGAGCCGGACGCTGGGAACGGAAGCGAGCAGCGCTTACGAAGGCTTTATGACGGGCGCGATTGATGGCGCTAAAAAGCTGGGGCTCTCTTTCACTGATGCCACCGGAAAAATGCTGTCCATGCCTGAAATGCTGGCGAAGCTACAGGGCAAGTATGGCAAGAGCCTGGAAGGAAACCTGAAGGCACAGGCGGAGCTGGATGAAGCCTTTGGGGACAGTTCGGCAGTGGTTAAACAGCTGTATGGCAACGTGGCATTACTTCAGAGGAATATCACTGAGCTGGGCGGCGCTGACGGGCTGAAGCGTACGCAGGAAATGGCGGCCAAAATGGTGAAACCGTGGGATCGCTTTATTGCCATCCTGACGGCCATTAAAACCGTCATTGGCCTGACGCTGATCCCGGTGCTTTATCCGCTACTGAATCGCCTGGCTGATATGGGACAGACCTTTGCCCGCTGGATGCAGCTGTTTCCCAATATCGCGCGGGTGGTGGGTTATGCCGCGCTGGCATTGCTGAGTTTCGCCGCTGTGGGAGCCATCGCCAATATCGTGATGGGTGTCAATGCCTTTGTAATGATGGGCGTGACGAAAGTGCTGGCGCCGATGGCCAGGCTGCTGGGGCTTAATCGTCTGGCAATGCTGGCCAGTAACGCTGTGACGCAGCTGTTTACTGCCGGGTTGCGTGGTTTGCGTGCTGCGCTGCTGGCCGCCAGTATTGCCGCCCGTATGGGTTCAGCCTCGTTTTTACTGATGATTGCCCCGATTGCGGCCGTTGCACTGGCAATAGCTGGCGTGGTGCTGGCGGTCATTAAGTTCTGGCAACCAATAAAGGCGTTTGTCAGCGGTTTTATCAGTGGTTTCAGCCAGGCCAGCGGCGCACTGACTCCGTTTAAAGGGCTGTTTAGTGGGATCGCAACGGCGGTGGGTTGGGTCTGGAACGGCGTGAAAACGCTGTTTGGCTGGTTTGGCAGCTTGCTTTCTCCGGTACAAATGACCGGGGAAAAACTGGCTGGCGTTACCAGCGCGGGCGAAACCTTTGGCCGTGTCGTGGCGGGGGCAGTTGGTCTGGTTCTGGCTCCGTTTGAGCTGGTTTATCGTTCCATTCAGACAGTCATTGAGATGTTTGGGATCGTTATTGAGGGCTGGGGCGATGTGGTTAATGCCTTTGATATAAATTCCCCTGTCGCCTCATTTGAAAAAATGGCCAGTGTGATCGGTGGGGTATTCGGGAAACTGTGGGACACCCTGAAAGGTTCATTTACCGGAACGTACAACTGGATTATTGAAAAGCTGAATAAAATTCCGGGTGTGGATATTGCCCTGGCTGCTGATTCAGGTTCGGGAGCGAATAAGGGAGTGCCCTTTAACCCTAAACAGATTGGGTATGGCGGGAATATTACGCCGCAGTTGACGCAAAACACATTAATGCCAGAGCCTCCGCCAGCAATTGCCCCAAATGTACTTTTAACAGGTGGGGAACTGAAAGGTGTTGAGCGCGGCGGAATCAGTAAAACCATAAACAGTAATTCAAAATCTGTGACGGACAACAGCCGGAAAATTGACACGGTAAATATTTACCCGAAAGAAACACTTTCGCCGGGACAATTGCAGGAGTGGCAGGAGCTAAACCCATGAGTGATTTGCTTTACATCGATCTGCTGATTGAAAACGGTAATTTCGTCCTGAATACCGGAAAAGAGCCGGAATTATGTAATAACCGCAAAAGCATCGGCCAGGACATTATTCACAGCATTATTGAAAGTGGTCTTGCCACGCAATTAATTGGCGAACGCAGCCCAACTTTACGCGCTGATATCTTCACGCAGCTGGAGCTGCTGATTGAAGAGGATGAACGCATTGTGCCGGGTACGGTGGAGGTGAGCGAGGAAAGCCAGAAGCGTTTATGGGTGACGGCGAGCACGTATGACTTTGGCGGAATATCGGTGCAGGTGGATTTATGACTGAAAAGCCACAGGTAGATTTTGAAGAGGTAGTGAAGGCCAGCGGGATGCCTGTCACTGAAGAGGCGGTGCGCACCAGGTTTAACACCATTGCAGCCCAGGAGGGGCTGATCACAAACACGTCCCGCATGTCTCCGTTCTGGCGGCTGATTACAGCGATTGTGACCGCGCCAGTGATGTGGCTTAAGGATGCGCTGGTTTCTGTGGTCATGACCAATATGTTTGTGGCCACGGCTGGCGGGCAGATGTTGCGTCTGCTGGCCTGGGCGGTGAATGTCACGGCAAAACCTGCCAGCGCTGCGGAAGGTGTGATCCGTTTTTACAAGGAAGATTCAAAACAGGCCGTCACGGTTACAGCGGGAACGGTGATCCAGACTGAAAGGATTAACGGCAAAGTTTACGCCGTGGCCACGACTGCCGATGTGGTGATCCCGTCCGGCACGGCCAGTGCCTTATTACCTGTAAAAGCGACCGGAACGGGTGGGGCTTATAACCTTGCGCCGGGGTATTTCCGCATTTTGCCCGTGGCTGTGGATGGAATCAGCCATGTGGCCAGTGAAGAGGACTGGCTGACCGTTCCGGGCGCAGACGAGGAAAGCGATGACGAGCTGCGCGAGCGCTGCCGGAATCAGTTCAACCTGGTGGGAAACTATCACACTGATGCGGTTTACCGTTCGATGATTGCCAGCGTTGCCGGGCTGAGCATTGACCGGATTTTCTTTTTGCATGATGCGCCCCGTGGGCCTGGTACAGCGAACGCGTATTTGTTGCTTGATAGCGGGGTAACGTCTGAGCCGTTTATTGAGGCCGTGAATGACTATATCAACACGCAAGGCCACCACGGCCACGGTGATGATATGCAGTGTTTTGCCATGCCGGAAACCCGGCACGATCTCACGGTTACGGTTTACGTCAGAAGCCTGAGCAATATTGAACAGGAACAGCAGGACACGCTGAAAAAGGGGATTGAAAACCTGATCCGCTGTGCCTTCAGGGAAAACACGGATTATGACGTGAAAAAAACGTGGCCATATTCCCGCTTTTCCTTCTCACAGCTGGGGCGTGAAATTCACAAAACCTTCCCGGATTCAGATTCCATTGAGTTTTCGCTGAAGGATATCACCAGCGATCTGAGCGTGCCGCGCCTTAACTCCTTAACGGTGAACCTGAAAGATGACTGATTTTCTCAAAAAGCTGGCCAGTATGGCGCTGCCGTCCTGGATGAATAAAGGCGAGCCACTGGCTTTATTGCGCACGGCGCGGACGTTCTGGACTGAGGTATATAGCTGGATTACGTGGCCGCTGAGGCAGTTTGATCCGCTGACCTGTATTGAGCCGGTACTCAACCTGATTGCCTATGACCGGGACATTACCCGCTTCAGTGGCGAGCCGTTAAGTCTGTATCGCAAGCGTGTCGCTTATGCCTTCATTAATGCCCGTGATGCGGGTTCTGTTGAGGGGTTTATAAATATTTTTTCGCGGCTTGGGATTGGTTATGTGGAGCTGGTTGAACGCCAGCCGGACATTGACTGGGATGTGATCCTGGTGCGTGTGACGGATAGCCAGATTGCGGATAACACGCAACTGATGATTCAGATAATCCGGCAATACGGACGAACCTGCCGCCGCTATCAGTTTGAGGTGATTACATCTGAAAGCCTGTCTATCCGGGCAGGATGGGATCAGGGGGAATATGTGGTTTATCCGGCACGCCTGAGCAGTACGGAAGCCAGCAGCGCAACGTTTAGCGCGAGTTTATAGGGAGTATTTATGTCACAGACTGCAATCACACTGGCCTTTGAGCAGTGGAAAGCCAACCAGGCGGTAACGGGTGAACCTGTTCTGCTGGACGAGTTTGTTTTTGCCAACGTGCCGGGGCTGGACACCGATAAAGCGATTGATCGCAATGAGGGTCTGCCACCTGCTGCACAAATCGTTCACCGTCAGAGCGTCAGCCGTAAAGGTGTGGTAAATGAGAACGCCGTGGTGCATTCCGTTGTGCTGGGTGCAGATGTGGGCGATTTCTCGTTTAACTGGGTAGGGCTGACTAACAAGGCAAGCAACACGCTGGCCATGATTGTTCATGCGCCATTGCAGCAAAAACTGAAAACGAAAGATGGCCAGCAGGGGAACGTGCTTACCCGATCATTTTTGATGGAGTTTAACGGTGCACAAACTGAAACCGGGATTAACACCCCGGCTGAAACCTGGCAGATTGATTTCACTGCCCGTATGTCCGGGATGGATGAGCGTCAGCGTCTGGAGAATATCGACCTTTACGGCGCAGCGGCATTTTTCGGCGATGGCTATCTGGTTGGTAAAAATGGCTCTCAGTATTTTGTAACTGCGGGGGTGGGGTATGTGCGCGGGCTGCGTACACAACTGGCGGCCAGTCAGAATATTGTCGTAACAACCAGGCCTGTAAACGTCTGGCTGGATGTGGCCTGGACAGGGACGCTGACAAGCGCCTGGGCTGTAGAAAGTAAAATCATCGTTGCCGATACCCTGGCGGAATATGTGCAGAACGGTGTTCAGCACTTTGTTTTCGCAGTGGCCAGCATCGATGCCAATGGCAACATTACTGATTTGCGCCCAAAAGGTACGCTTAACGATCAGGCCGCCAGTGATGCGCTGGCCAAACATGAAAAGTCACGCAATCATCCAGATGCGACAACAGAGGCTAAAGGTTTTACCCAGCTTAGTAGTGCAACTGACAGCAACTCTGAGGCGCTTGCGGCCACACCAAAGGCCGTTAAGGTGGCGTATGACCTTGCTAACGGGAAATATACGGCTCAGGACGCGACCACGGCGCAAAAGGGTATCGTCCAGCTCAGTAGTGCGACCGATAGCGCTAGTGAAGAACAGGCCGCGACCTCCAGGGCGGTTAAAATCGCGATGGATAATGCGAATGCGCGTCTTGCTAAGGAGCGCAACGGCGCTGATATCCCGAATCCGTCATTATTTGTTCAGAATATCGGTTTACGGGAAACGGTCAATAAGGCTGCTAACGCAGTGCAGAGAGACGGCGACACCATGAGTGGAAAACTGAATTTACCACAAACGTCATCTTTTGGTGTGAATACGGATAATGCACTTGGTGGGAACTCTATTGCTTTAGGGGACAACGACACCGGATTTAAACAGGAAAGCGATGGTGTTATTGGTGTTTATGCGAACAGCCAGAAAATCGCTGAAATCACTAATACTGAATTTAAAATTATTGGTAATGCGAGTTTGATAAATGGCGCATTGCTTCTTGGTGGCCTGACCCATTTTATCAGGCATACCGCCATTGATGATGCAGGGTTTGGCGGCAACAATGTCGAACTTGCCTCATGGAATGGTATTGGTCTGACGTGTACCTATGACAATATCACGCGCATCTATTTTAATCCGCGTAAAGGTGAAATTGGTCTGAGAGGAGATTTAAAAGCTGACGGTAATGTATACAGTGGTGCAAGTGCCTGGCTAGACCAGACCGGAAATCTTCAGGGTATTACATGGGGGAAAGGTGTTGGCCTCAAACAGTACATTGCTAATCAAATAGCAGACCAGAAGAAGTATGTTGATGATGGGTTTAACAAAAAAAATATAGCCTCCCTCGGGACGAACGGATGGCACAGGGACGAAACTACAGGCCTGGTCACACAGTGGGGTTCCGGAAAAACAACAACAATCGGTGCTAATGTGACGTTCCCTATACCATTCCCGAACGCATGTACATCAATCACATCAAACGAGCGTAATAATAATATCACTCCGGTGATTATTAATCTCTCTGGAGTTGGGAAAGCTGGTTTTACAGTGCAGGCATGGGATAACAATGCCGCCAGAGTTAATTCGGATATTAGTTGGATAGCTACAGGATATTAATATGTACGCATACTCAAACGGGTTGTTTTATCCATTGTCAATGAAGGTGGAATACGAAGCGGCAAAATCATGGCCTGATACATTTTCCGAGGTTAGCAACGAAGAATTTATTGAATTTACGGGAAATCCTCCGCCCGGAAAAATTCGTGGAACTGGGGTTGATGGGAAACCATTGTGGATAGATATTCCACCACTCACGTCAGATGATCTGGCCGATATCGCAACATGTAAAAAAACAGAGCTTTTAAATGAAGCATCAATATTGATTACTACGCTTCAAGATGCAGTTGATCTGGACATGGCGACAGAGAAAGAAGCGGCACTTTTGCTAGCGTGGAAAAAATACCGCGTTTTACTTAACCGCATAAATCCAAATGATGCGCCTGATATTATCTGGCCGGAGGTTCCGGGCGATGTGGCGTGAAGCAAATATTGCCTTCACTGATTCCGTGGCGGCTCTGAATTGTTCTGTTATCCAGGCTCACCCGTGGGTTTACGGGCTGGGGCAACAAACGGAAAACGGAGCTTATCTCAGCCCGGTAAACGCTATTAAATACCTGGTTGAGAAGCTGGCTGGCACAGGTGGTGCATCGGATATCGTGATCATGATGGTTTCCGGGCAGACGCATGACAATTTCATGGCCAACCTGAATCAACTGGTGGATGTATTCCCCAGTCCGGCATTTACACAGGTGCGAAGGCTGGCAGAGTCTGCCGCGCAGCTGGCTGCGGAGAAAATGCAAATCCCGGCGAAGTACAGCAAGAGTTTACCCGCAGCGATCCCGCTTTCCGTGCCTACAAGCCGCACCGCGCTTGCGGCGGCGGCAGTGAAAAAAGCACAACAGGAAGCCGCAGCGTCAGTGGGAATGTCAGGGCTTAAAAAACTGATGGGGGAATTCAAACAGCAGCGTGAAAACCTTATTTCTGGCATATCCAGCGGGTTAACTGATTTACAGGGGAAAAGCGCCCGGGCTTGGGTATTTACGGCCAGTGGTGATCTCCCTTCCACACTTCTGGAGCTGGTAAAGGGAATCCCGCTTCAGTCATCAGTATTTACCGCTGCCATGATGCTGGTTGGTGACAATCTCGACGGCATAAAAGGAATGATCCATGACATCGAATCCGACACTGGCGCTTAATGGTGAAGCCATTCTGCTGAAGAACATGCGCGTTACGGTTTCCCAGCAGTTTCAGGATAAAGACCAGTCAGGCCAGACGAGTGCAACCACGAAATCAGAGCAGGGCATCAAAGGCAAAGAGCTGCGCGTTTCCGGTGAAATTCCGTATAAAAACCCGGAGATTCTGCGGCGTATCTTTGAGCTGGGCAGCGCTACGGATGCCAGCGGCCAGCGTCAGAAATACCGCGTTGCACATGAGGCGGCGCGGGCGGTGAATTTTCGTGAGGCAACTTTCACCGGAACCCTGGACGCACCGCCGCAGGACGGGCGCATGTCCTGGCTGGTTACGTTCACGCTGACCGAACATATCAGCGTGCAGGAAAAACGTGAGGCCAGGGCAAGCGGCAAAACCAACGCCGTGAAGCAAACGGCAGGAAGTGGCGGCGGACAGAACGGGAGTCAGGCCGCTGGCGAGGATGAAGAAAAACTGACGTGGTTTGAAAGCAAAGTGCTCAAGCCTGTAAATGAAGCTCTGGGGTAAAAATGAAGCCCATAAAACGCCTGTACCTTTCAACGGAAGAAATACACCTGGCAGATGCCAGCCTGGTACTGGAGCTGAACAGCTGCGGCCGGGGATTTATCACGGCAGGGACTACAGAGGACTTTACCGGGAAACTGGTTCGCCTGGATGTGGGTTATACCGATCTGGTGCTGCGCTGGTTTACCGGGTACGTGGAGCGCTCGCAACCTGCTGAAAACGGATTTCAGCGCTTGTTTGTTCGTGAGCTGGTTGGCGTATTCGAACGCATCTGGCCGTGTTCCTTCCAGCACCCCACGCTGCGAGATGTGGCCAGCTGGCTGACAGAAAACAGCGGATTGACCTTCAGCGTGCCGGATGCAGATTACTCAGACCGTCCGATCCCACATTTCACTCACAGCGGCACGGGTTATCAGCTGCTGGATAATCTGGGAAAGGCTTTCGGCATTACGGATTACGTCTGGTATCAGCTGCCGGACGGCGGGGTTTATGTGGGCGGCGCAGAGAAAGCGCTATTTGCTGATCGCCCGGTTGAGATCCCGCATGAATTCAGCCAGGGGGCTGCGGGTGGCAATTCAATGACGCTGCCCGTGGTGCAGAGTCTGCGCCCCGGCGTGGAGCTGAACGGGGAAAGGGTGACAAAAGTCCACCTCCAAAACGACACGATGGCAGTTAGCTGGACGCCCCGCAACCGTGCTACGGGCAGGGCGCTGCAAAAAACGCCCGTTCAGCGCCAGATTGAGAGCCATTATCCTGAGCTGGCATCCGGGCTTCATTTGCCGAAATTCGCCCGTGTCATGAATCCTGTTGAGGGGGTTAAAAGCGGCAACTTTTCCGATCCGTTCCGTCCGCGTTATGCCGTTGACGTGCAGCTGTTGGACGCGGACGGCAACCCGGATAAAGACACGCCTGTTTATTCAGCCGTTCCGCTGCCGGTTCCTATGGCGGGAAATGACTCCGGGATGTTTCAGTTTCCTCCTGAAGGGACACTGGTTGAGATCGGTTTTACGGAGGGAAGGCCGGATAAGCCTTTTGTACGGCAAACCGTTCCGGACGGAACCAGCCTCCCGGATATCCAGCCTGGCGAGCAGTTGCAGCAGCAGCGTGAGGAAGTATCTCAGCGGGTGACACAGGCAGGTGACTGGGTACGGCAGACTGACCAGACGATCAGTGAAACCTCTATGGCGCGGGTGGTTAAGGCCGATACGGAACAGCGTGAGCTGGTCAGCCGGGAAACAACAGTTAAGGCCACGGATAAAATCACCGTGATCGGCACGTCCACGCTACTGGCCGGAGCCATTCAGCAGGTATGTACGGGGGATTTCAGCCAGGCAATGAGAAACCGGGTGGCCAGTATTGGTGGGGATGATGAAAGCGACATTGCAGGGAGCAAAACAGTTACGGTGGGTAAAGACCTGATCGAGAAGATTGGACAGATACGTAAAAGCGTAGCCGAGGCGCAACAGCAGATTATTGCCCCTGTAGTCTGGATTGGTTCCGGCAGTATCAATGTGGCACAGCTGATGCTTGATACACTTGATGTGCTGAAGGAACTGACAGAGCAGACAGCAAGCCACACCCACAGCAATACAGGAGCGCCAACAAACGCGGCAGCCATCAGGAACACCGGAACGAAAGCGGACACCCTGAATACCAAATATTCGCCAGTTATAGGTAAGTAACACATCCCACATTAAAGCCCGCGCCAGCGGGTTTTTTTTCGCCCTTATCCCTTGAAAGGGATAGCCATCACTTTATCCCTTAAAGGGGATATATCCACACGCAACCAGACGCGTTCTGGGGCGGTTAGTTTCTTTGGTTCATCAGCCACGCAAGCACAACAGATCGCACCCACAGCGGGGCGCTGAGAGCGTCACGGCATGACAAAATAAATCAGTCACAGACAAAAATCGCACTACACCGCACCCGCCTGCGGTTTTTGGATCGTATAAATTTTTCAGTTTTATTTTTCTACAAACCAGACCGCCAGACCGCGCCAGCGCTGGCAGCTTTGAGGAAAACCAGAACTGAAAAGATTGAAAAGAATTTCAGTATTTTTCACTTTCATGGATCTGCGGAGGATCGAAGTAAAAATGTAACTTGTAGAAAAATAAGGGAAATATGAATTTTATGTGAGTGGGGCGGATCGTTTTTATTTTTTGGCGGCGTTTACTCTGCCAATGCTGAAGCCAGGGCTGGCGCGGCTCAGGAGCAAACACAAAGGTGCTGGCAAACTGAAAAAGTTACGCATTATAATGCTGGTTATGCATACAGTATTTTTGGGAGGGGTTAAGTCAATGCGGAAAGTTTCTATCAACGGCGCTGTTTTTATCTTCATGGCCAGGGGAGAAAAACTGAAAGATTCTGATGCGCTTCCCAGCAACGGAACGCCTGACCAAAAATATGTGTTATGGCCACGCGGTGAAGGATGGGATGTACGTTCTCTGTTGTTCGGCGAGAAAGGGATTGAGTGGTTGCCTATTGCAGAGCATCTTTTCGCCGATGAGTCTGAGGCATGGCAAGCGGCATATGGGCACTGGATGGACAAATGGAATAGCTGGGGTTAGTGCTGGACAATGTTTTGCTGGGTGGACGTAAAATGGACATGGACAAAAAAAAGGGGCTACGTTTTCACGTAACCCCTTGTTTTATTTGGTGGAGCTGGCGGGAGTTGAACCCGCGTCCGAAATTTCTACATCCTCGGTACTACATGCTTAGTTTGTCTTTACATTCGCACGCCAGCTGCGGACAGACACGCCACTAACGAACTAGCCTGATTAGTTTTAACGCTTCAACCCCAGGCAGGGCTTCCACGCGATCTCTTTTGGGTTTGACCTCTCTTTGATCCCCGTCTTAAGAGCGGAAGCTAGGGAGAGAGGGCTCAGAGCAGGTTATTAAGCTGCTAAAGCGTAGTTTTCGTCGTTTGCGACTATTTTTTTGCGGCTTTTAACGAGGCAAACCGCCCCTCGGCATGCACCTTGGGTTTCGCAAATCCCGTCGAATCCAGAATCAGCCCCAATAGTGTTGAACTGAGTATACCAGATTTCACTTCCTGGATACCAGCCCGGAACGCTAACTTATTGAATAGTACAATAAGTGTGCAGAATCAACGTCCTGCGTTTTTCATAATGCGCGCTTTGTCCAGCTGCCACTCGCGCTCTTTCAGGTCAGTACGTTTGTCGTGCTGTTTTTTACCCTTCGCGACGCCAACTTTCACTTTGCACCAGGCGTTTTTCCAGTACAGCGACAGGGCGACCACAGTGAAACCTTCACGGTTGATGCGTCCGTAGAGGGATTCCAGCTCACGCTTGTTCAGCAGCAATTTGCGCGTGCGCGTTGGGTCACACACGTAGTGTGAAGAGGCGACGGTCAGCGGCGTAAAATTCGCGCCGAACAGGAAGGCTTCGCCATCTTTCAGGATGACGTAGCTATCGCCGATGTTGGCTTTCCCGGCGCGCAGCGATTTTACTTCCCATCCCTGCAACGCAAGGCCAGCTTCGAATTCTTCTTCAATGAAATACTCGTGGCGAGCACGCTTGTTGAGCGCAATGGTCGCCGAGCCTGGTTTATGTGCTTTTTTCTTCGTCATAAGTGTCGTAAAGCCGTCGGTAATCTGATTTCAAAAAGTCACCTCATTGCGTCCTGTGAGGTCTAACGCGCTATCTTAGCACGAGATGAGGCTTAGCGTTTTTTTAACAGGTGATAAATGTTATTATTTGTCCGTTGTGTGACCATGGGAAATGCTATGCCTCAGATTAGCCGTACTGCGCTTGTGCCTTACAGCGCGGAACAAATGTATCAGTTAGTGAACGATGTTCAGTCTTATCCAGAATTTATTCCGGGATGCACCGGGAGCCGCGTTCTGGAATCCGGCCCGACGCAGATGACCGCGGCGGTGGATGTCTCCAAAGCGGGGATCAGCAAGACGTTCACCACCCGCAATACGCTGACGAGCAATCAGAGCATTTTGATGCATCTGGTGGATGGTCCGTTCAAGACCCTGATGGGAGGCTGGAAGTTTACGCCGCTGAGCGCTGACGCCTGCCGCATTGAGTTCCATCTGGACTTCGAGTTTACCAATAAGCTGATTGAGCTGGCGTTTGGCCGCATCTTTAAAGAGCTGGCATCGAATATGGTTCAGGCGTTCACCACCCGCGCCAAAGAGGTTTACAGTGTCGCATAA